CACTTGCAAGATAGAAAAAAATATAGTAGAATAATGGAGATGCGTCTGTAGCTCAGTGGATAGAGCAGTGGCCTCCGGAGCCGCGTGCGGAGGTTCGATTCCTCTCAGACGCATTATTTTTTTTTGCAATAAAGACCTTTGAACATTCTTTAGTTTTAGCATTTTTACTGGTTTCTGCAAGAAATTCAAGAACCGGAAAATACTTTACTTTACTGCTTTTTACTGTTTTCTGCTAAAATAATTAGGGGCAAATTAGGGGCAACAATTAGGGGCAGAATTAGGGGCAGAATTTAAATGCTTGGAATTTGGGACATAATATTTTTCTTTTGCTCCATTATGACGTGAACATACCTATTATACGTGGTGGAAATATTTCTATGCCCTAGCAAATTACTGACAATGCTTACTTCAACGCCTCTACGAATTAATGTTGAGGCAAAGGTATGACGCAATCCGTGGATTCCAATTCGTTTAATCCCGGCAGCACCACAAATGCATTCAAGAGTGCGGAATAAATTCCTTTCGGTAATATGATCACCGGATTCTGATGAAATTACATGATTTGTAGATATACCTCTTTCGTTGTTGTAAGCTTTAATTTGCTCAAGGGCAGTAATTGCCTTTTCATTTAATGGTATTACACGTTTGCTCGATTCCGTCTTTGTTTGTGCAACTAACTTTTCCCGCTTTCCTGCTTTCCAGTTTTTATCTCGTTGTTTGACCAGGGAAAGATTCTTGGAAATCGTACATTCCTTTTTTTCAAAATTGATGGAATCCCAATCCAGAGCCAACGCTTCTCCACATCTAATACCTGTATTCAAGATAAATACAATAGCCGGAGCATGCTTGTAAAAATGATTTTCACTTTCGGCAATTGATTTACAGAAATCGTAAAGCTTCTTGATTTCATCGTCATCAAATATTACTATTGGCTTGGTTTGTATTTCCATATTTTCTTCTCTCGGTAATTCTACGGCATCACATGGATTAATGGTAATTGAACCTTTGTTTTTCATATGCTTAAAAAAACCATTTAAAAATTGAAAAATTTTTTTAATATAAGAATAACTTAGTTCTTGAGATTTCCTATTGATTAATAACTGCAAATCATCACTCGTGATTTGACTCCACGGAATGAAACCTAATTCGTCCTTTATATGACACTGATAGGTGGTTTCTATGCGATCCCGTGAACTACTGCGTATTTGTGGAAATTTGTAAGTGTACATCCAATGTTCAGCCATTTCCCAAAAGGGAGTATCATCCACTATTTGATTGAATTTCTTGCGGTCAGAGTTATATTCACGAATCTTCCTATTTAATTCCTTTTCTGTTTTAGCCTGTAGATATTTGTACTTGCTTTTACCATTGATTGTTCCCAAAAAGATCTTAAATTCCCAACGCCCATCCTTTTTTAAAGTAATTGTACCTTCGCCATTTCTTCTTTTCTGTATTTTTGCACTTGTCTCTTCTTTCATTATTAGTCATCTCCTTGTATGAGGAAATGCTACAAAAATCTATACTTCTTTACTTTGCATGATAATTATAGCATATTCTCATAGATATCACACTTAGATATTTATGGTTTTTCCTGCATTTTTTGAAAACCACTGGTCTAATTGAGTCTTGGTAATATAATATTTTTTGTTGATTTTTACAACTGGCAACTTACCTGACTGTAAGAAGCGTTTCATTTTATCCCTACCATAACCAAAAATTTCTTGAAGCTCTTCATTGCTTAAATATTCTTCTTTAATATCCATAATTCCTCCGTTATTAATCTATTGCAAAGGAGGACTTTCGCCCTCCAAATGTTATATTCCTTATATGATTACTGTTTCCCCGTACTACCTACTCCACCACGATTCGGATTATCCAATTTTTTAACTTCATCAAATTGAATAACCGGCTGATGCTCCATAATTCTAAACTGGCAAATTCTGTCATTTATATGAATCTCTGTATCCCGCAGCGCATATGCTGGGAAAACCCACTGATCATGATCACCGCAATAGCTTTCATCAACCACACCCATATGATTGGTCTGAATAATGCCGAAATTTTTAAAGGTACTACTTCTTGGAAGCATGTGAGCTTCATATCCTTTCGGCAGTTCCATTGCAATACCAAGAGAAATAAGCTTGAATTCACCAGCCTTTAAAGTTACATCCTCAGCAGCCCTTAAGTCAATCCAGTCAGATTTCCCATCTATATAACGTAATTTTTCAATCCCATCACTCAAATATTTAATCTTGATATTTTTTGTTAACATTTATTCTCCTTACTCGTAACAATACGTATGTTTATCTGTCTTTAAATATACACTACTGCCCTGTTTGAATCCGGCTTGATATACTACATTTGGCGGCATTACACTGCCATTCTCAAGAATGAATCTTGCATTCTCCCAATTTCTCTCTGTAGGAGTTCTATTGTAGTTCCCGTCCCAAGTACAAGCATATTGTCCTTTTTGGAATACAATCTCTTTAATACTTGTACCTGGAAAAGTTCTACTATTTCTATTCATCCTGTTAACTATTACACTGGCCACAAGCCTCTGCTCATAATCAGAATATGTATGACATTCACCAGTCAGAGCATGAGTTAGTACATATAGGTCATCTTCAGTATAATCGTGCCTTGCAAATTGAGTATCATGTAGTAAATCTCCTCTTATATAAGCGGTACACCCTTCCAACTGCACCAAATCCCATATTTCTTCACCATTCATAACTTCACCAATCACTAAGATTGGATTACTTGGACTTAATTTTCCAATAATATCACTCTCTGTACTTGGCTCTTGTCTGATATTTATCGTACTTGTCGCATATTTATATCGTGCTGCAAATTCATCCGTAGATGATTCCTGTGCCGTTGCAGCTTCGGTTTTTATTAATGTGCCTGCCTGTACTAAGACAGGACAAAGGGTTGATAAAGTTACTGTCGCAAAAATTGTATATATTATTTTTCTCATTATTATCCTTCCAATTTTAGAAGGACTACCGGTAATCCTATTCTTTCATATGTGTTGTCCTCATATGTTTGCAACCACATGAGGACTGATTATTTCTTATTTATTTTTTTGCTGTTCTTTTGTACAATATCTTCTTCTGCACTAATGAATTAATGGTCTTATCTAACTCTTCTGCTAACGTTTTGACCACAAGATTATTTTCCACATCTCCTTGATAGAATTGATGATAGAAGCTACCAGTATTCATATCAATCACGTCGTATGTAATTTCCCCGCTGCTAATATCAAAGTAGATTTTTATCTTTATCATGTTTAAATAATACATTTTTGCTAAAACATAATAATCAGATCCATAACTTCTCAGTCCATTCTCCATTAGCATTTTACTGCTTAAATTCTTAACTAATCTGAATTCCTTATAATCTCTCATTCAATCAATCCCCTCTATGAATACTGATATCACATTAGTTACAAATGCTTTCTTTGACGGTTGACTTGTATCCTTTACCAGAATATCTCCTGTTTCTAATGATATAACTTCCAATAATTTAAAAGGAAAGTATGAGTCTGGCGAATAGGTATCTTGATCACCAAAACCAGTACCACGTAGTATTGCTGACAATCGTTTTGTGATTGTATTATCCATATTATGATATCCTTTCTGCATATTGGTTATCAGAAGCCAACCAAACACCTAATAAGTTATCATAACACTTAATACTATACGGTCTAAATCTTCCAAATTTTACAATGATATTGGGATACTTTGATAATTCATTGATTTCGTCAAGAATTTCATCCACATCGTATCCAGTATAAATTATTATATCATCATTTGATACTTCACGAATTTTACACACCAAACACATTAGTGAATAATATGTATCGAATGGTTCTAGTCCACCACATACAATAGCTGTTGTAAGATTATTATTCACATATCGTTTAACTATTTCATCCGTACTGATATATATGTCCTTCATAGAAGCAAGTGTGCTATTTTGGCACACTTGACATCCGTAGTCAGAATCACACTTGAAAGAACAATGTGGAAAACCAATTAACATTGACGGTTTTTTATAATTAGAAAAATCTTCGTCCAAAATCACCTTAACTATCATGAATATCTACCTGTTTCCTATCTAAAAATTCTGCTTTTTTACCTCTATTGAAATTATCAATACATCTTAAATATCCTGTAATTCTTTGATAAAGTTTCAATTTCTTTTTACATATTGGACATTTATCCGTAATTTCTTGAACATATCCATGTTCATCACAATATCTAGAAATTGGAGATAAACTCATATATGGTACACTATAACTTTCAAACATTTGTTTTACTGTTAATTTTGCTTGCTCACCAGAAATTGCACCTTGAAGATAAATATGTATAACCGTTCCACCCGTAAACTGAACTTGCAAATCATTTTGATGTTTGAATGTTTCATCTATTGATTCAATAAGTCCTACTGGAATATGACAACTATTCGTATAATAACAATCATTACCTAAACCTTGTGTGATAACGTCCGGATAATCTTTCCTATCTTTTATAGCTAAACGATAAGTTGTTGACTCTGCCGGGGTAGCTTCATAATTAAATAAGCAGCCACATTCTTCTTGGAATTCAAGAAGCTTATTTCGAATGTGATCACCAACCTTTAAAGCAAAATTTTTCCCAGTAGTAGTGGTAATTGTAGTTTCTTTGTCATTATAGAAGTTCTGACACATTTCATTCATACCGACAACACCAATCGTAGAAAAGTGATTATTTAGTGTTCCAACATATTCCATATATGCAGGAATAGCATTCGTCTCAATGATATTTGTTTGTAACCACTTTCTTTTAATTACCAAACTCTCTTTTGCAATATTTAAGTAATAATCAAGTTGATCATAAAAGGCTGTCTTATCTCCTTTATTCTCATATGCAATACGAGGTAAATTAATCGTTACCACTCCAATAGATCCTGTGCTGTCACCGGCACCAAATAAACCACCATTCTTCTTTGATAACTCTCTTAGGTCAAGACGCAGACGACAACACATAGATCTTGCATCACTAGGCTCCATATCACTATTAATATAGTTAGAAAAGTATGGAGTCCCATATTTACCAGTAAGTTCCCATAATAATTTGTTATTTGGATTATCCCAGTCAAATCTTTTATGAATATTATATGTTGGAATTGGATAGGCAAAAAGCTTATGATTAGAATCTCCTTCTAACATAATCTCATAGAATGCTTTATTTAGTAAATCCATTTCTCTTTGACAAGAGCGGTAAGTAAAGCTTTCAAGTTCTCCACCAATAATTACATATTCACCCAATAAATCATCTGGTGGTGTTAAATCAAATGTGATATTACTGAATGCAGGTTCAGCTCCCATTCTACTGTTTGAGTTGATACTAAAGATGAAATTTTGCATACTTTGCTTTATTTCATCATAAGTAATACTATCTTTTTTAATAAAAGGAGCTAGTAATGTATCAAAACTATTTAAAGCAACTGCACCAAGAATCTCATTTTGGAAGATTGTAAGTAAATTTGATATCTGATTTAATATACTGTCAAAATGTTTTGCTGGTGCGGATGATGGAACGTTAGGAACTCCTCTTACACCTTTTAATAGAATATCTCTTAATGAATAACCACAACAATAAAGGCTTAATCCACCAAGGTCGTGAATATGAATATGCCCACTAACATATGCTTGGGCAATGTCCTCTGTATATACTTCTCGAAGCCAATAGTCTTTACTTACTTCCCCGGCTATATATTTATTTAAACCACCAAAACTGAACGGAGAATTTGAATTTTCCTTTACTCTCCAGTCTTGATTTTTCAAATATGGCTCTACAATTGATTTACTACTTTTCATTTTAATCCTCCAAATTTTATTTCACACTTCTGATAACCATGCACAAGCCGCTTTATAGTTCATTGCTAATCCATCAACTTCAAGCATCGGTGCTTGCATAAATCCTTTTTCAGTCATTATTTCAATATCGTTTACTTCCACAAAGTCAATATTCTTCTCATTTAATTTAAGTTTGAGACTTTTGCAATTATGACAATGGGTGGAATATAACACTACATTCATTTTATGTACCACCTTTTTTCTACTGTTTAATATACCCTTGACCGCCATCACGAAGCTTCATAGTAATATGTCTTCCATTTTGCGTTAATTCATCAACCACAAACTCCATCTCTTTCCCGTTCTCATCTGTATATGAAGCAATGAGAAAATTCTCTTCCATTTTCTCTAATTCTTGTTTTAGCATTCTGCTTGTCGTTATATAGCTCAATCCCTCACACCTTTAACCTTTCTCCTGTCAAGTATTCTCCAAAATCTAACCAGCTGTAACATCTGATTCCCATCCATTTTTTGTTCCATTTATATTCATCCCCAAAGCATATTGCTTCAATTGCGTTGCTTGTTCTTAGATTTCTATAATCGTCATCTAATAGAATCCCGTCTGACATATCAATATGTGACTTATCTGAATATATTTTCTCATCAATGCCAATGAATTTTACTTCCGGCAAATTTTCATTAAACCATTTTGTTTTTAAATCTAAATTTTTCTTTACTCCCATGCTTGGAATTTTAATCTTATAAAACTGTGATAACCATTCTATCACTTCTTTCGCATAGTACATAAATTCTACCCGTTCAAAAAATCTGGGATCGGTGAAGTATCCATGTATTTGTTCTACGCTGGCACAGTTGCATTCAGTGAAGTCCCAACTATTTATATCAGTCCACTCTATATAATGAAATCCTTCATGGGTAGCAAAATCTTCATTATATAAGTCAACCACACATTTTGGTGTGTTCCCAATTGTATTATCAAAATCTAAATACAGTGTCTTAATGTCTTTGTTTTTCAGCATTTATTCTCCTGTTTTTTGTGTTTTCTTTTATCAAGGTCATAATCTTATCAACCACTGATGTTATATTGGTGCCGTCATTGTTATAAACAATTTTGTCTGCTTCTGACTGGAATCCATTAAAATCTATAGCGTCCTGATCAAATCTTCTTTTTGCTTCAATAGGATTATCTCCACGTTTAACCAATCGCTGTTTGATTGTTGTGTTATTGGCGAAGATGTATAGGACAAAAATATTATCACTCATTTCTGCTTTAACTGCTCTTACTCCGGCAGGTGTAAGTATTATTACCATGTCTTCACCAGCAGTGATGATTTCTTGTAGCGGAGAACCATACCGCCAATCACCCAGTTCAGTATGATAGACTTGATGCTCTGCAAAAAATCCATCTTGAACTTTCTGTTCAAAATCTTCATCACTTATGTAATGGTACGTTATGTCTTGAATCTCACCGGGACGCATAGGCCGTGTCGTATATGTAATAATGCGCTTATAACCTTTATTCAATAATTCATTCAAAATTGTATCTTTACCTGAAGCTGCCTTACCAGAAATGCTTATCATAATTACACCTCAATGTCATCAAAAATAACTGGAATCAACTGCTTTAATTCTTTAAGTAATGGGATAGTTACTTCTCTCATTTGTGGATGTGCCGTACCTGGAACTCTTAGCTTAAAGAAGTTTCTCCATTCTCTGTAATTTGCAGAGATGGTTATTTCAGTTTTAGTACTATTGGGTAATACACTTCTTGCAATCTGAGGCGTTGCCCCTAAATTTAGCATATTCATATAACGGCGTTCTGCTTCTATACAGGCCATTTTCCACTCATTAAGAATCATGTCAATTTCTTCTGCTTTTAAGGATTGCATATTTTTATCCAATTTAATTCCATTTTCAAGGTCAATGTAAGTACATTCTGATCCAAATTTATCTTTTGCGTAATTGCAATACCGTGTACTTTCTTGAGCAAAAGAAGCAATTCTATGTCTTACAAGTTCATGTGAAACGCCTCTATCTACAATGAATTTAACTGCTAAATTAGAATGTTCAATCATTGCCTCATGTCCGTTTTTGATTAACATTTTAATAAATCTCTTTGCTGACTCACCATCTTCGGTAATAACATCTTCTGATTTATAGCAAACACGTCCGATTTTTTCGATGTGTTTTAATTCTTCAATACATCCATTAGAAATTGAAGATAAAATTTCATAACTTGCATTTAATTTATTCATTATTTAATTTCCTTTCTTGTATCCAATTTTACATAATCACATAGGTCATACATATCTGCTTTTTCTTTCCAGTTCAAAATTGTATGATAAAGTATTTCTGCTTCTTCATCTGATACGAATTCTGTAGCAAATAAATCATCTTTATATCTGTTTATAAGAGACTCAGATTTGTCATAATCAATCTTACTCATTTGTTTAAGATATTCAAAATATCCTTCTGTTACCTTAACATATTCTTCTTTAGTGAAGTCACCAAAATAATCATCAAGGTTTTTTTCCATAAAAATGCAACCAGTCATATATGCTTCTAATCTCTTTTCCATTAAAGCAGTAAGAGATTTACTTGCTTCTTCTATTGCTTGAGATGCAAGTGTATCTATTGTCTCTTTTAATTTCTCCGTTGTAGCAATTGGTCTGTATTTGTAATCAAGATTCTTCATTTTTTATTCTCCTTATATTTAATCTAATCACAAGATACGTAATTGAAATCTTTTACCTCATCTAAAAAGAATACTTTTTTGTCATTTATCCCGCATACTTCTTGATTGATTTCAACCATATCTACTATAATATAACCATTGCAAGAATCAATCATATCTATAATCCTGCCAATAATTCTATCCCAATTACCAGTGTTTCGGTTTTTTCCAGTAAATGCTATGTAGCTATATGGATAAAATGTTTTTCCATTTGCTACTAATTCCTTTTTAGTTCTTATTTCTATCATGCTTAACTCCCCTTTCTTATGTCCATTTTTTGTTCATATCATTCTGTAATTGTGAATTTAATCATTGACTCACCATCATTAGAGGGCAATATTTCATCAATTGAAAATCCAGAAGGGTATCCATTCTTTTCATCTAAATTTGATAAACATCTAGGAAACTCAATTGTTGCCATAATAATCATTCCTTCATCACTTACTAATTCAACATCATTAAATATAACGGAACTTGTTCCATCATCATTAAAATTAACTACAACAGATTTACAACTCATTGGTTTTCTTATAAATAATTTTTTATGGTCTTTCATTTTATTCCTCCATTTTTTTAAATTGTCATGAAATCCGAATTTCATCTATCACAGCCACATATTTATCCTAAACCTATGGTGTCATAAGTGTCATAAATAATTCATCTATTTCCTTACGAAATAATTCTAAACAATGCCATGCATTTTTCTCAGATGAAAAATATGTGCAATCTATATGATGTCTCACCATATTGTGGTCTACACCTAGCATGTGATGTGCATGGTCATAAATAATGTAATATTTGTTAGAATATCTGTTTTCCCAATTCACCGGCTCGTCATTCTGTGCTTGCCACCTTCTAATTTTTCTTCCTAGTATTTCTCTTTTATTTTCCAATAGAGCAAAATCCTTATCATTGAAATAGTTTGCCTTAGTGTAGCGTTCATTATCTACCAGCATATAATCATCAATATTCCACATAACATTATTACGATCATCTATGTAATAATAAATTCTCTTTTCTAGAACTCTATCATAAGGTGCATAAGGTGTTTTCTCTTTCTTATCTAATTTTTCATTATCTGTAATTGACTCTAAGGGAACTAAACCAAATTCCTTGCCGTCAATTGTAATTGTTCCTTCAATTTTCACTTTATTTCCTCCATATTTTAAATTTTTTCGTCATCAAATATTATTTCCGTTTACTCATGAACAAAGTTATAAGAATGGGCAGAGGCCAGCTTCAAATATATTGTTAAGTTCCTCTTATTTTCTGTTTAATCTTCTCCATACATACAAATCTCATTCATATACTTACATTTGTAACAATGATCATCGAGCCAATTTATCCAGTCTGTTTGTGACATTGTTTTATAATGATTTGCTGCCATCCAAAAATACTGATATCCCAAACCACATGTACCTGACATATCTTCTTTTTCTATTGTTTGCATTATTATGCTCCTTCCTAATAAAATGTCACTTTGTTTCCTTTTAGAAATTACAGTTAAACTCTTTTTCGAATAATTCCGGATTATCTAAACGTATATCCTCAATAAGCCCTCTTGCATATATCGCTTCTGGAATATCACGATACGTAAATATTTTATTATACCCTTTTGCACCAACTGAATAATCTGTTTCCTTTGCAATTTTTTCTTTTAAATAATCAGCATAACCATTGTAAATCATACTTCTACCAGTGCCTCGTGGCATATAAATATCATCCCCTCTGATAATGTGTTTTAAAAATTCTTTTTGGTAATCAAATAATTCAATCTTGCTTTTTTCTTCTATGTATTTAACAACATCATTTAATTTTATCATTTAGTTTTTCTCCTTTTAATCATTCTATTTTTCCCATTTCTTTTTCTACCTGCTCTACCTCTTTAATGTGCATTTCATGTTCACGTTTATGAAATTCTCCTTCAAGGCAATAATGCTTACAATACTGTTCATGGTTGTTCTTTTTTGTTTTCATTGTATAATCACAAACAATATAATTCTTCACGAAATTTAGTGTGTATGGTGAATCTATTAATGCTTTTGCCGTTGGAATGTAAAAATGTGAACTATAACCGCAATTTATACATTTAACTTTTTTACTCATTTATTCATCCGCTCCTCTTATTTTTTTATGAAATATAACTTTCATTCCATTTCTTCACTTTCTATTTCCGGATAATCATCACCGTCTTCGATAATATTAATATTGATATCTTTGCTGATTGATGTTTTATTTTCCGAATTAAACATGAATGGTTCCTTGCCATTAATCATTGGAACACCAAAACCTTCTATGAAATCACCATCATCATATCTTGTTTTCATCATGGCTAAATGTTCTGCCACTTCCTGTAAATTATCTGCTCTATAGAACGCAGAAGCCCAATCTTTTATTGTTTCTTCAGTCCAAATTTTTTCATCAATTTCTATTTCATATTCGTATGTTTTGGTTACAGTACATTTGAATTTTTTCATTATTCACTCCTGTCATTTTTATATGATTATTCTGTTTCAGTTTCAAGATCATCAATTGTCCTATAGGGTACTTCGATATTATCAAAACACATTTGAACGCATTCTTTTAACGTCTTATCGGACTCAACTGACTCAACATAATAACTTCCAACGGGATTTAGGCAGGTGACATCATATGCTGTTCGTCCATATTCCCTTGTGAACCACTTGTCTTTGAATACTTGAATTGTGTAGTTATTCCAATTGACAAAGAATTCGCCTTTTTTAGTTGTTCCATTTTCAACACTTATTGTTTTTCCCGCATACTTTATTTTCATAATGATTTATTCCTCTTCTTTATTGATACCTCTTTAATGAAATAATTCTTTTATTCTTTGAGAAATAGCTTCATTTCCTAACAGAGGAAAATTCAATTTTTTGTCAATCATATAACCACGCATCATAGACTGTAGGACTAATTTAGTAGGAAATACCACCGCATCACAATTACAACACCCATGATGTATTGTTCCATTATCACGCTTAATATCTTTTACCTGAAATCTGCTTCGAAATCCACAATTACCACAAATATATTTTTTCATTTTAGCCCTTTCCTAGAATCTTATTTCACTTTAACTTAACCACAAATGACCACACCAACCAACCAAACTCAAGCAAATTATTTTCTCTGTGCCATAATATCGTCGGAAGAATTTTTACAATTCCTGATGTTTTACATATATCCCATATCATATAATCACCCGCTTATTCCACTTCTCAACAACTTCACCCTCTGATATTCCTATTACACGAGGATGCGCCGGACACTCCTCATCATCACAGCACAGGATGAATATTCCCTCTACAAAATTATTATAGTGTTTAGATGGTTCTGTACCGCAGAAAGGACATTCTTTTATTTTTCCCATATTAATTTCCATATCGTCGTCATCACAATCAGAATCATCAACGATTCCATTAATCACCTTTCTTCCGCATGTATCACAATGTACTTCATCTGCATTAACTTCTTCAAAAAATCCACCACATTTTTCACATATACCAGTTCTGTTATTCATACTAATGATCACCTCCAGACTATCGTTTGACATCCAATATCCTCTTTTCCATAATTTCGCAATAATGTTTTTCCTTTTCAAATATTATGTAATTTCTTCTGGTATTAATACATGCCACTGCAGTTGTTCCAGAGCCGCCACAATTATCCAAAACCAACTCACCCTCATTTGTGTAAGTTTTAATAAGGTATTCGCAAAGCTCCACTGGTTTCTGCGTAGGATGCAATGATGAATGCTGTGTATCGGTAGAAAAAACCTGAATGCTTCTAGGATATCTTTCCGTTGATTCATATAAATTATCATTTCTCATCTTGCCATAGACATCCGTCTGTAAATGTTTTCCTCTAAAAGATTTCTTAAGGGCATGTCCTTGCGTCTTTTGTGGGTTATATGTACACTGTTTTTTATAAAATACACTTATTAGTTCATGATTTCTCATTGGTTGTATCCCTGCGTTTAAAAAATTAGTTCCTTTAATTTTATCCCATATCCAATCGTATTTATAATATCTAAGATTGCTCAATCTTAGATGACTGGAAAATGGTTCAGTGCCAAATAATACAATTGCACCATTGTCTTTGATCACACGATTATATTGTTCCCAGAGTGGCTCAAACGGTATTATGGTATCCCATTTACATTGTGTTGTTCCATATGGTAAATCACATAAAATCATATCCACACTACCGTCTGGTATCATTTTCATACCTTCCAAACAATCCATATTATAAACCTTGTTTAACTCCATATTTTCTTTTGAAAAGAACCCGGCGCGCCATTTTTCCGGAAAGGTTCCGGCTCCTTTCGTTATTAAAGCTTAATTTTCCAACTCCGGCCAATCAGTTCCTCTGTATTGACCATAGGCGTATTCTTCCCAATACCCGCAGCATAGGCATTCATCCGAGTATTCAATAACCCCCAATCCCTCTTGCCAATATTCATACTTTCTTTCAGCCTGTCCCCCGCACTTGGGACACGTTATAGCTTTTTTCAATCTTTTTCACTTCTTTCTCTAACTTTAATCAATTTTTTCATGAGTAATTATTTCTTTTTCAATCACTACTCGGTTCCCCGCACAATAGCCACACTCTCTATATATGGACTCATCGAAACTTTCCCTCACATATTTTTTACCTGTGCCGCTACACTGTGGACATATTATTATTCGTGATTCGTTTTTAGTTTTCATCATTATCCCTCTATTTGCTAAATCTTAACTCAACAGACAATATTGTTATTTAGAATATATCGCAACCCTTCTGCCATGTCTCCTGGCTGGCAATTCAGAGTTACATATTCCTCAACATCTTCATCCCATATTTCTCGTGCTATTCTTTTCAGAACTTCCTGAGTTATTTCAATAGCTTTTCTTTCTTCATCAGTCAACTTTATGATGACCTCTACACCATGATTTACCATTTTTATTCTCCTTTTAAATGTTAATTTTACCGAACCTCAACTGCCGTCCGAAATCCTCACATGCTTGACAGTAGCCGTTATAATACTCATCCGCAGCCCTAATCTCTATCAATTTTCTGATCTCGGCCTCACGTTGCAATTTGTCAGCTATAATGTGTGATAATTCTACCTGCCGTTCTTGGTACTGTACTAATTCTTCCAACCATTCAGAAAGTTGTTTATGCTCCTGTCCGCATTCTGTGCAATCTATTTTTTCTTTGCAATGTTCTATTGCTTCTTGTACATTCATGCATTCACCTCCGAAAATTAATTTAATATATTTGTTTTGGCATTCTGAAAGTATGACTTACGTAGCATTCATTTTCACAACCAAAGAACTTTATTCTCATAATGTTTTCAAATGTATCAATTATTTTTTCTATAACTTTTTCTGCAAATCCTTCATTATGATATTTCCCCAAACAGCAGCTTCGGCCATCTGCAAAGTCAACATAAATGCGAGTAAAATTATCATATGTACTATCACAATACATCTGTCCAATAGTTTCTAGTACAACTACCGTTTTTCCATCCTGACCAACAATCAGCATTTCTAAATCCTCCTTAAAACTAATTTACAGTGTATCTAATAACTGTTTAAATTCCTCTGACGGTTCCCAGTCAGACGATCGCCTATAATCAGGGCAAAATATGTTCTTTCGGTCTCCAACCAAGCTGCTTACTTCTGGCTGCTTTAGTATCTGCTTTTCTAATGCTGAAATAACCTGTTTCACCTCTCCCGCCAAATCAAATGCTACCAGAACAAAAGATAATTCTGTGTAGTGTCCTTGCATATGCCGAAAGAATTCATCCGGAGTTTGTAATATACTTGCATATTCATTTAACTTCCGCAACCTACCAATTAGTTCTTCATTATTCATCCACTTTACCTCCCACAGAAATTATTGAATTATACGGTTCCAGCGGCCTTATCAGTGGTGTCCACGCGATAACTTTATTGCCTTGCCAATGCCATCCAATATCAATACCCTTCCAAAAGTCAATTGTGGCAGATACGCCTTGTGCATGAGTATAAGTGACCCAAACCTCTACATATTTTTCCGGTAATTGTTCCTCAACTGGTATCCATTTATAACTATTGTTCATAATATCAATTGCCATATCAATATCATTTCCGTGCATTTCTTTAATATCCCTTGTAAGTGGATGCCTTAATACTTCAAGCGTCTCTTTTAGCCGCTCTAGTCCTTCAGCTGCATCTTTGATCCTGGTACTAATTGTTCTTGCTTCCATCTGTGTTCCCTCCATCAATAATCAAGTTAAAATTCTATGACCCACACTGGGAAAGCTCCACGCTCTCCCTTTCCACAGTATGTATAACAACCACTATTACCGTCTCCATCATATCCACAAAAGTCAGGAACTCTTACATAATACCTGCAATATCTTTCGATAACCTCATCTAACTCAATTGCTCCAAGCCCCATCTCTTCAACTGCCAGTTCAAGAGCTTCCTCTTTGGTATATTTTTTTGCATGAACTACAAACTCATTGGATGAACTGCCTGTAAATTCCATATAATCAAACTTACTCATGTTTTTTTTCCTTCCTCCTGAAATTAATTTAGTGGTAGCCATCTCCCTAAGATTCTGCTTCTTTTCTTAGATCTTCAATATTTGCTTCTAAATATTTGCTTACAATAACATATCCTTTAGTGTTATGCTCTTCATCAAATCCTCTGAATTTTACTCTTGCAGGAAATACGTCAACAATTTCATCTTTAGAAATGGCAACACAAATTGCCCAACCAAATGTATGTAAAATCATATTGATCCACCAAAGCATTCCGGCTTCTTGAAACTCTTTCCATGTTTTCTTTTCTACCATTGTTTCTCCTCTAATAAAAATCAAATGAAACTCGTCTTTCAACTTACTATTCAGTCAAATTTTCTATCTCACAAACAAATTCATATGCCATTGCAACTTCATCTGCATCCAAGTGATTCTCTATCTTTTCAACAAATTCACAAAATCTATCATAAAGAGGTCTTGCTTTTTCTTTTTCAGTTTCCAGAATTTGCTTCACATCCGTATAATATTCTGATTCAATGATGATATTTTTCTTTGAGTTAGAAACAACAACTGGTTTATAGCCACGCTTTTTCATTCCTTCCATATCGTCCTGATTGCTCACCGGAACCGCTTTTACACCATACTGGTTGATAAAGTCTTCCGCAATCTCATTTTTGATATTATCCGAAACATGGCATGCATTGATATAAGTACCACTATAATTTTCCAAAGATCGTTTCATTATGTTTGTATCCTGTAATGATTCTATCATTCTTGCTGCGTACCATTTGATGTCAAATGAATCAACCATATTTCTGTCTCTTTCAAGTCGGACGGTGTGAGGTTTGAAATTCAATCCAACTTCCAGACTCGGTTCTGTGCAGATGAATAACCCTCCAACATAAACTTTTCCAGCATATTCCTCACCTTCTATAATGCTTCCGTATAATGTTTCTTTTACTCCTTCTAATTTCTGCAAATGCAGATTGGACGCCTCTATCTTTTGGTATTCTTCTTGAGTAATCCCCTCTATTTCAATAATCAAATTGTGCTCCGGTGAATTTTTCCATATTGGCATCTGCTCTACAAAGAACGTTGGAATCAATGTACCACCATATTTTCTTGATTTTACTAATCGTGGTTGCCATAATTCTTTTCTGCAATAATTCCGGAATACAACTTTTTTACCAAGTCTAAGAAGTACGACTGTTGCTATTTTATATCCTTCCCCATGACTTCCAATCATTGCATGATTATTTTTCTTAGTTGTTGAACCAAAGAGTAGCGAGGAAATGTCTAATTCGCTATGTTTATTTCCTATTTGTATTACCTTATTTTTTTCATCGTACTGGAAGAACATTTTGTTTCCAACATCTCTAACCTCTTCATCTATTGCATTTTGAAAAAACTCTCTTACAGCTTCCGTAACACCCCATTCGGGGACATACTCTGCACTCATGCTTAATTCATATTTACGCATCATATTATCCTTTCAAATTAATTTGTATATCTTCGCAATTTAACTTCATTACACATCTGGTATGTTTTATCGTTTGAGGATTAATTATCTAATCCTCAAACTTTCACCTTGAGGTTCCAAATGTGCAAATTCACAATTTAATGAACCGTCTTGTCCCTCTATACCATTATCCTTTAAATATTCTCGAATGGAATCTCCATCAATAGCGTCTGGCTGCTTGATTCTATAATTTTCAGGAATCGTAGCAACGTCTGCGTCAATTACTAATTTTCTCTTACCTCCGTTTTTCTGAATATTGAAGGAAAATAAATCTGTTGTAAATTTCTTCTTGCCGGTTGACCTCATACACATTTCAAGATTTTGTTTTAACCATTTAATTCTATTTTCGTATGTACTTTTTCTATTAGTAAGCCTGTCAGCTTCCTTTTTCAAACCATCGACGTTGGATTGTAATGATTTAATGATCTTGGCATATCCATTTGCTTTTTCTTCAATCTCATAGTCTACTCCCTCAAGAGTATCCATGATCATCTGTTCATCACAATCGTCATCCTCTAACATTTCCATCAATTCTAAAAATTCACCTGTCAATTCATATAATTTTGCCATTTAATAATGTCCTCCTTTATACAGCTACTTTTAGTTTGTGGGTATTTTCTATTAACATATCTCTTAAAAATGTTTGTTTCGTTTTAACTTCTTTCGTCTGGATGGCTTTGTTGATAGCATAATTATTTCCTACTAATATGCAGTACTTTTTAGCTCTTGTGATTGCCGTATACAACAACTCAGAATTGTTCATAATAAAGCTGCTTGAGTCCATACCTACGATTGTCGATGTAAAGCCGCTCCCCTGAAGTTTATGTACGGTACAAGCATACGCTAATTCTAAATTTTTCGAATCAGACTTAGTGAATATAACTTCACCAATTCCAACAAAGTCAACAACACAATAACCATCACTTTCAATATTTTTTACTATCCCAATGTTTCCATTAAATACTGGAGTGGTGTCACCTTCGGGGTTGGTACATTTGTAGTTGTTTTTCGTGTTGATAACTTTATCTCCCACTCGAATCATATATCTTTTGCTGTCTTCACTTTTCTTCTCTAACAAAATTTCAATTTCGTTTCCATCGTTAAACTTCGGATTGTACAAATTTTGAATTCTTGTATTGAGATTATAACAAGATAACTCACCTCTTAACCTCATTGGAACACATACTTGTACTTCCATAATTTCATTATATTTTTGTATTTCTGTTTGAAAATGATTTATTATACGATCTGACATTGACTCCTTACTGTTTGAAATATCAAGTTCCATATCTTTCAATTCGCCAAGAATGTCATTTCCTTCAAAACTATTAGGAAATATTTGTTCTTGGTTTGCTACTTTGATTGACGTTGGAATGATACCACTCATGAGAGCTTGTCTGTGTGGCTTGGTTAACTTTACTACCGGTAATACATTACTATCTAAAATATCTGCAAACACTTGACAATTACCAATTGGTGTCAACTGTTGTACATCTCCCATGATAATAACTTTTGCACCACTCGGAATTGCTTCTAGCAATGCTAAAAATAATGTACCGTTTATCATAGTAGCCTCATCAATAAGAACAATATCTACAGCCAATTTATTATCTTTATTGAATGCAACTTGTCCATTTTGATATCCTAATGCTCTGTGAATTGTACTTGCTGGGAGACCTGTTGCTTCAGTTATTCTCACACTGGCCTTTCCCGATAATGCACAGGCAAGAATATTATAATTATCATATAAAGAACAAATTCCGTTTGCCGTCGATGTTTTCCCTGCCCCGGCCAAACCAGTGAGTGCCATAACATAATTATCGAGACTTAACTTTATTGCGGATTTCTGTTCATCGGTAAAAGTAAATCCTTGATTCTCTTCAACTCTAGATATGATAATTTCCCAGTTAGCAATATTAAACGATTTTGGTGTATAATCTTTGTGTAACTCTGATTTCAAGCTGTCATCTTCACAACAATTTTTTATTGCTTCAGATTCTACGATTTTTACGTTTCCTATTTGCAATCTCAAAAGTTCTCTTGTAATATTCAATTCCAAGTCATAGAATCTTTTAAGTGCTACTCTATTGCCATTATCCAGAACGATAACATCACCATTTTCAATCATAGATTTAGCTGTAGAATTCACTACATCTTCTGGAACAAACCCAAGAGTGTCATACAAAGCTCGCATAAGTTCTTGATAAATCAAATAACTTTTACCAGCTTCTCCCTGCTCATTCAAATGGTGTATTAGAAAACCTTTTATTCGTCTGATGTCGTATTGACCAATACCAACTTTACAAGCTACTTCATCGGCTTTTTTAAAACCAACACCATCAACACGAACCAAGTCATAAGGATTGTTTCTTACAATGTCTATGACTGTATCTGGTGAATGATAGAAATCAACCAATTTTTTTATGAAGGTATGAGTCAACCCTAGTTGTCCCAGTTCCATATAAATAACACTATAGTCTTTTAATTCTTCATATTCGTCGATCATCTTCAATGCTACTTGATTACCAATACCTTTGATTTTCATCAGCGACTTGATATCCCGTTCTTCTAGTAACTTTATTACATCATCATATTCATCAAATAACTTATCCACTAACTTTTCATTAAGTACATTTTTTAAGAATTCTTTTTGCTTGTCCTTACTTGAAATGTCAATGCATTTACTTATATATAATAAGTCGTAAGTATCACCGAAAGTCTCATGAGTTTCAGCTAACTTACCAAACACTTTATATGTAGTACCATACTCCAAAGTACAAACATTCCCTTTGAATTTAAGGTTATATAATTCATCAGCACAATTTTCCAATCGTTTAGTAACTATTGTACTGAAAATTGCATATTCACCCGATTCAACCTTTTTAGCATATTTAGGATAAAAAATTCTATCCAAAGTAACTTCTGCTTTAATAATTTTTTCTTCTTCCACTAATTCACCTCATAATTTGTTATAAGAGATTTCCCTTTTTCATAATTTCGATGTACGAGATCATATTGGGTGATAACCTCAAATTCTTTGTCAACATCGGCAGCTATAATATTTATACCGTTATTATCCTTCCCAATTATTTTTTGACCAAACACTTTTTCTGTGTTATGAACATCTATGATGTCCCCATCTTGTAATGATAAAATTCTATACACTTCTTTCTTTACTTTCATGTATCTAATTTCTCCCGTTTTCATGTTGTATATATTGATGTTTGGTGAAATAACATCTCTAGTATTCAATACAAACCAGCGATTAGTATTTAACGTTTCATCTTTATATCTCACCTCATTAAACTTAGATACTTGCATTTCCATTATTTTATAGGCATCAATATCTATATCTTCAATAATTTGAAATATTTCCAACAAAGCCTGTTTGGAATTCAAATTATTATAACTCTTTCCAGTCTTTGTTAATTCGCTGTTATTGATTACAATGTTCAGTATATCGGGTTCTTGTATTTTTTTATTCAAAGTGGAGACTGTTATTTTTTCCTTTTTGTAGAGTATGTTGAAGTAGTCTCTAAATTTTAGTAGTTTGTTGGTTTTTCCATAATTGTTACAACAATCAGCAATTAAATAACCTTCTAAAACTTTATTGGTGATCTTGTTTTCTTGACATTTCTCCAAGAAATCATAAAATGAAACACTCTCACACATACATTTAAATAGAATGTTAGGTGTATTATCCATTTTTTGAGGTTCTTTTTCTAAGAATTGTTTGATTCTGTCATTAGCTGCATCTATGTAATATTGTCGATCTAAATAATCAGGAACATTTAAGTCATGTATATCTTCATTATTAATGAAGCACTTTTCTGGTGTATATGACACTTTTTCATAACTCTTCTGTCCTTTTTCTACCTTTATTTTATAAATCCCTTTGTCTTCAGTTCTATTGGATGCAAACACTCTATTGACTTTCTCTTTTAAGGGGACACCATCTTCCACCATTATTTTGTCTTTTCCATCCAGTTTCACCTTTTTACCTTCTCCGTAGACTACACCTTTATATAAAGCTGTCAATTTAATAACCTTTTGAAATTCTACTAATTTATCAGCTTCATTCACCGTTTGCGCTACCGGAATATCATGTACAAAATAATTAACTAAAGCTTTATTTAAAATCGGTAAATCATAATCAATAGGAGATAATTTCTTTACATAGGCACCTTTACATTTATAATGTCCAGTATCTAAATCAATCAGAAGATAGTTATTAACATCTTTTTGAACCAAACGTCCATGTTCATATACATCAATTTCCATATTAAGATGAGTTCTAACTTCCCATTCTCTTATAATAACTTTTACCTTTTCAACATCTTCCAAACTATTTACTCTTGCATAAATACCATCAGTATTTATTTGTAAAAGTTCACTCACTGCAGCTAATCTTACTGCTAATTCAGTTAAATATAATTGACCGGCAATACAAACATTATTACTTTGAACAGGATCGAAACATGCCGAATTTCTATCTTTCAAAATTCCATAAGCACTATTTATAACAATCTTTAATGGTTGTTGACGTTTATCTTTTACTCTTTTCAATTTCAAACGTCTATCTCTCATGTTTTTGAAATCACTTGGATTTCTAAGTTTTCTACTTGCAAATCCTTCATTTATCATAAGCGAAGGATACAGACTCTCGACATCCGCAATAATTAAAATACCTTCAAAGATTTCATTATCCTTACTTCCATGCAATCCTCCATATCCAAATACACAAGGAACATCAGCAACAACAGTCATTAACTGTCTAGTACTATTACTTTCCACGTTAGTTTTTAATGGTAGTCTGTAACTCTTGTTTTCAGGTTTTTTATACCAGTCAACTATGTATTGATATGTATCTGGCATCTTCAAATTAAGTGGAATAGTAATGTCAAACTCATCATCTGGTGTATGTTGTTGTACAGCTCCAAGTATTACCGATGCTAATTGTGCCTTTGTTTTATTAAACATTTCCATATCTAACTCAAACATAGAGATCATATCTAATTGTGCTTCAAAATCACCAATAGTTGTATCTAACACTTTTAATGTCTCTCTTACATCATGTACATTGTAAGAAACTATTTGTTGTACTTCTTCTTCTGTGAGTAATCTTTCAATATTAAATGGAACGTCAGTTTCTTTAATTACATCCCCCATAAAAGCTTCTAATTGCTTCAGTGATTTGTCCTTTAAAATCACATCATAATTATTTAAATGATACTTTTTAGCATTTAATACAACTTGAAATCCTTTCTTATTATGCATGACCAATTGATCGTTTATATATGATGGATTCATTCCATCTAAAATTCCTTTAAATATAAACTGATCATACTGCCTACTGTTATAACCAACATAAATATCATCAATATGTTTATTATAAAAATCAATCAACTGCTGGCTATTATTAATTATTGTAATTGGTGATTCTCGATATTCTTTATTAATAAATGTTACGCACCACCAATTTATTTTTGAAAACACTTCAAAATCATAGCCAAAAATCTCTCTATCTAATATATAAATTCACCTCCATTATTCAAAACAAAACCCATATACTTTGTCACTTTTATAAAACATCCAATCCTCAATTAATACTTGTGGAGTTTTATTGCATTTCATATCCAACGTAAATCTACCCACTACATCAAATTCAAAATTTTCTCCAATAGTTAAAATTTCTTTATATACTGCAGCTAACGAACTACCTTTTGTTTGCTTTGTGAATTTAATATTATGATATTCAAATTCAATTTTATTTTGTTTTGAACCAATGAGATTCAAATTGTATTTATTACAAGGTATGTTCTTAATAAGAAAAATTGGTTCACTCACTGTGTTACCCCAAATCCAGTCATATTTAGCTACATTACGAATAATTTGGTCATGTAGGTTCTTTGCTTCGTATATGTTATAAACATGATATGTAGGTTCATTGATTTTTCTCATAGTAGATAATAATTCAAATAATTTATTTGTATTTTCGAATGTTATTTCACATCCAAATGCGCCAGGATGACCATCTACTTTATTGAATAATCCAGTGTTTTTACACCACTGATTAAAGTCTAGTATTTCACACTTATCGCATCCCCTACCACTTCCTTTACAAATATTACCCTTTCGTCTCATTAATAAACATGGCCTTTGATACTGATCCGCTAATCTATTAGCAATGAGGCCGGTGGAATTACTGTCTACATCATCTCTTGCATTGCAAACGAGTATTGGTAATTTGTCCATATTAAATTGCTTTATTTCATCAGATAATGCATTTGCACTTTCTTCTGTAAGCTTCTTTTGTTTTCTATTAGAAGATTCACATGCTTTAAGTACATATTCTTGAATAGTCAGGCTAAGTATGCCTTTACCTCTCACTTTCCTGTCAAGAAACCTATCTGAATTACACAACGCCTCAAACATATAGCATTTATCCTCATAAGATCCTAATCTAATCAATGAATTTATTAACGGACACACATAAAATCCAATACCAGTTATCGTCACGTTGTTATTCATTGAATACATTTGAGCGGCTACCATTACTCTTATCAGTTTATTTAAGTTAACCTGTCCTTTTATTTGTTTTAGTCCTTCGAGAATCAAATATCTTGTCTGTAAATTAATCATGTCCGCTCTATCACCAATCATACCTAATGCAACTAAGTCCAAATAATCGTCTGCATAATTAATTTGATAATACTTATCCAGAAGTTTGGTGAATTTATATGTAATACCAACACCGGTCATGGCTTTATCAGTAACTTTTCCAGATAGTTGATTATTAACTATTATGGCTGGATTATCTAAAGCTTCAATGTGGTGATGATCTAACACAATAACATCCTTTCCACACTCTTTAAGTCTTTTACATTCAACACTATCTCCTGTACCAGCATCCGGAACAATAATTAATTTTGATTCATCTCTGCACATGACATCAATCACATCTTGTAAACCATGTACTTTTCTTTCATGAATGAAATACCGTATTTTAATATCTGGTTTTATTCGTTTTATATATTGATAAATATTTGCCGCCGAGGTATATCCATCACAGTCACAATCTACCAACAAATCTATAGTACTGTTATTATCAATGTGTTTAACGAGAATATCTCTTGCTTTTTCAATATTGTCAAATAGTAATTCACTTTCCACATTGTTAATTGTAGGATTTAAAAAGGACTCAATATCTTTAATTCCTTTCAGTCTTAATATATCCTCTAGTTCATTACCAAACCGCACACATCCCAATGAATCATATTTAAAGCTCAAATATTTACTCCTTTCGTTAACTATTTGTACCAACGTATATTTTGTTATCTAATAATTTCAATAATACTTCTTTTCCTTTATCTGTAGGACTGTCTTTATATTCCAACAAATCATTTGTATCCCATAAAACAGATACACATACATATGGACTTAATTTATTAATTACTTTTTCTTTAATATGTTTAGCCCATTTTTTACACTCTTCTGAATCTAAAGTTTCATATTGTTTATCTAACGCTATTATCACTTCATTAACTCCAAGCATTAAAATCATACCTTTTTGATAATTTGTCAAATTGTTTCCACATAATGCCACTGTAAAATTATCATCTTTAAACATTGTATCGGTTTGAAATACAGACTTTTCAGCTTCTACCAACATAATTTTTCTTTTTCGTTGGATAGCTTTTATATTCTGATTTAATCCAAATAAATTCTGACCTAAAGAATGATTGTAAAATCTTCGTCCAACCTTAAAAGGTGTATATTTACCAAATAGTTTAATATCCTCGTCAATTAAAGAACGCCCTCTGACTCCTATTAGTTGACTATTTATATCAAAGTGAGGGATGATAATTTTCTGTTGCCATGTTGAATACATTATGTTATACTTCTCCATCGTATCAACTGAGATCCCTTCTTTTATCCAATCTTCAGTGTAAAATTTCTGAAATATTTTAAGAATGTTTTTGTCATAAGGAATAAGAGGTTTAGTTGTAATTTCTTTTTTGGAATTTGATTTGTATTTTCGAATAAAGTTCCAGTCAGAAATTTGTTCTTGTTTACCGAATCCGTATTCACAATTGTCTAAGTTTAACTTTATACAAATCCAATTAATTGCTTTTTGAAATTCTTCTTGTTCGTATCCCTTATATCCCATCACAACACCAAATATATCCATTTGACCACATTCACTATAACAATGAAAATACATTGAATCTTTGAAATAGTACAATTTTGCTTTGGTACCATGATGACATATTGTATTAGTAATCCACACAGCTTCATCTTCGTAATAAATAGTTGCTCCCATGTATGTAGTAAGTAATTCTCTAATATTTTCCTCAGTTAACTTTTCTTTTAGTTCCTGGGCGGTCATTTTATACCTCCCTATTTTGATAATTCAATAGCTAAATCTGCACCTGAAATATCATCATTATTTGATTCAAGTATTCCAACTTCACCTACGTCATCTAATTCAAAATCTATTAAAGTTCTTTCGATATCAGTAATCAATTCAAAGTTATAATTAGTGACAAAACAGTCAATTTCTCTCATTGTCCCAAGATTCAATTTCGTCCACACAATAACTGTTTTCCACTTACCTCCGCGATTTTTAAATATGTAATATGACATATTTGGTACTAAAATTCCAAATCTTCCTTCTGATTCAAGTACAGGCTTGAGTTTTTGTATGTCTTTATGTGTGACTGGCAATGCTAAAATTCCACCATCGGCCTTTTCAATAATTGCTTTTGATCCTTTCAAAGCACCGGCATCTTTATTTGCCTCATCTTTATACGAATCGTTCAGCTGGGTAGACGAACCCAAGAAAATTTCATATTTATTACACAATAGCTTTAATGCATTACTGAACAAAAACAAAATCTGATCGGTTCTCAATCTAGCTTTAGTTTTCTCGTAATAATAGGCATATAACGATGGTGAATCATTAATATAATCGAAAAAGCATGCCACAATATTATAATTTATGATATATTTTTCAGTAGTTTCACTTATCGTATCAATGGTGAAATCTGGCATATACTCACCATATAGCAAAGACTCTTCTACGTAGTGCGCTGCTAACTCCAAAACAATTTCTTCTTCCGCAGTTATGTCTTTCCATTCCTCAATTCTATCTTGTTCAACACCACTAATATGTGCCAGTAGACAATCTTGAACTTCTTCTTTAGTAAGCTCTGTTGATATAAATAGAACTGGTTGCTTCTGTCCTGTAGATATCCATTCATGTTTATTCCAATCATAAATACGATCACAAGATATATTACAAGCATCAGCTATAGCACTTCGCGTTTTACAACCACCACTGATGGAGCTTCTGATGATAAATCTTTTAGATCTCATACCCTTAAATATAGTAGTTAAGTATCCTGACTGAAAAGGATATCCATATACTTTTTCTTGCTGTTTATGTTCGTCTAATCGTTTTTTCATCCCATCCCCAGGATGAAATGAATAATTATCACCAAATGCGTTTTTCCACATAGACTTGAAATCCATAAACCTATTGCTTATTTCGTTAAGTACATCGAGACTCGTAAGTTTGTTAAAGTTTTCCATTTTAACTTCATCCGACTCATCATACATAAAAGTGATATCCAGTTTAAGTGATTCAGCTGCATTTCTTACGATTGAATATTTGCGCACATCATCATAATATTTTCCAACATTCATCAGTTTATCAGCAGCCATAACCACAGCTTCTTCTATATATTCCCATCCATTATTATTTTTCCATAACGATAAGGCACTTTCAAAAGGAGAAATTTCATTTTCTATATCCAAAGAAGTGATTTTCTCAACATTTCCCTTCTTTGAAATATTTACAATTGCTCCCCATATCATCTTATGAAAATTCTCGGGATAGTCGTTTGCATTAGTTACGTACTTTTCATCTAAAACAAATCGAGGATTAATACAATAACAACCAAATAATAAAAATATTGCTTTTTTATCCACTTGTTGAGCAAAATTAATGAGTATCACCACCTTCCAATAAATCCCCCAAATCAATCAGAGACTTACTCTTTTTAATTGCTATTGAATTGTTTCCTTTCACCACTTTGGTTTTTATATCACAATCTGCAATATTCTCCATTTGTCGTTTCAGTTTTTCTTGGTGAGAATAATAACTTTTTGCCTCATCATAATAATGTTTAATTAGAGCCACTCCGTACTTTTCTATAAATCCTTTATTTAAAATTTCTTTACAATACCACAAGGTATAGGTCATAGCAGCATAGGAGTAATGAAACTCTGTTTTCATTTCCTTTATTTGTTTCAGCATGAAACCAGTTGGACGATCCAATCCATAATTTGTACAAATAAATTCAATTAGATTTTTATATTCTTCAGCTTCTCGCTCAATATCTTTCAAACAATAAGCGCAATATGTTTTTGAATTATGAGTACACTTTTCCTCCGGTTGCAATTTTCTACCACAACCTTTACATGTTGATAATTTAGCCATACACACCCACTTTTCGTAAAGGGGGAGAGTATTCTCCCCATGATTATGTCGTTTTAATATTAAATTTTACAATCAGTTCTTCTAATTCCATAACAATAACTTTAGTAAGATCAACTTGAGTATTTCGCAGACTATCAAACATTTTCACATTACCATTATCATCAAGTCCAATGTTTCTCTGTAACACAGCTGTAGCTTCAGGTAAACGGCCATTGGCTGCCAATAAACTACCAAGTTCAATACCTTTTGCTTTTATAGTTTCGAAATCTTCCACCACAGCGGTTTTATCAATAGTTTTCTCTGTTGTAGTAAAATCTCCTCCCATATCTTCGACTGCCTTAATCCATGCAGATTTCAAATCCTTAACATTTACTTTATCCGGAAGTCCAAAAGTATCTTTCAAGTCTGGGCATTTGTCATCTTTTTTAAAGGTGATATATCTTTCACCTTTTTCAGCGTACATATAACCAACAAGATAAGCAGCTTCCCTACAATATGAAAATGTGTTCTTATTAAGTTTCAAAGAATCACTTTCCTTTTTTGTATCAAAATCTTTACTGTGAGCCGATTGAGCGATGAAGTGGGTTGTATATCCCAAACTTTGAATTACACCAATATTACGCAGTGCACTTTTGAATCTCAAAGATCCTTCACCATAACCACCAACATCCTTTAAAATTTCAGCGTCTCTATTTTCAAGAACATATCTTTCACAAAATTCTTCATATTTATCCAGAGTGTCAATTACAATGCATGAAAATTTGTTTTTCAATTGAGGATTTCTTAACTGTCCAATTACTGACTTAAAGTCAGACATTGTATTGATTTTAACTGCCATGATTCCCGGAATATTTTGAAATCTATCTTCAAACTCTAAAAAGAAAGGTTCTTTATCTGGTGTTAATTCTTTCAAGAATTTCATTAATGTTGTAGTTTTACCAACACCAGTATCTCCCATTATTACAGTGGAATACTGTGTTAAATCTACAGAAACTTTATTGGGTGTCAATTCTAGCAGATTACCAATTCCAATCATTTATGTAAAATCTCCTTTATATTATTTAAGTTTTCCTATCTGAGATTTCACTCAGATAGGATTGTGTGTTTAGTTATTTGCAGCAAAAGGATTGTATGTAGTCGCTGGTGCTGGAGTGGATGTATCAGGCTTAAACGGCAGATTTTCACTTTGTTTAATTTGACCACTTGCAATTTCAGCTAATGTAGCTTTTCTTTTTGCTTTCAACGCTTCAATAATTTCCTCGGTAAGTTCATGTTCAAAAATTGTACTAGGTGTAGTTCCTGATTTAATCTCATTTTTTCTGATATAAGACTTAATTTCAGTTTTAATATCCTCACCGAATGCTACTTTTTCTACCTGTTTTACAATTTCAACAGAATTAACAACTTTTCCAGCAAGCTTAGTAAAACATCCTTCGTAATATCCAGCACTTCTAAAAGGTATAGCCATTGATTTATCAACAACCATTTTGATTGGAATTAAAGAATCAGCTGTATATTTGGCATCCTTACCATAATTATCTGCAAATTGACGAATTGCCATTATACTAACTACAAGATTTCCAGTAGATATATCCTTAACAATTTCATCTTTGATAGTTGCTATGATTCCTTCGACTTCAAACTTAGCTTCTAATACTGTAGAGTCATAATCTTTAGGTTCTACTTTATTGATAAATCTGGCCAAAATCTTATTTGAAGATACAACTTTTTCATCTTTTCCTTTAAAATCATTAGCCGTAAAGGAACCATCTGTAATAGAAATAATATCCGGCTTCTCACCTTCTGAACAATGCTCAATGTCTTTCAAGGTATCTTTTGCGTTCATATACTGTTTATAAAAATAAGCTTCCTCAGTTGTGAAGTTTTTATCTTTATCTCTTTTGTATTTGAAGCTAAAGAAGTTAATTTCATGTTCACTATTATCAGATGTTCTCAAAACTAAATTTCCACCTATAGCATCTTCTCCCTTTGCTGTTGTGAATTCTTCAATATTATTTTTTACCAATTTACCTGTTACTGTTACTAAATTTTTAAGTTCTTTCATTAATTTAATCATTCTCCTTTATTATTTATACTTTTGATTCAAATACATCTATATCAACGCATTGCTGCGGAATATGGAAGTAACTCTATGTGAATTTATATTAAACTTTTACTGCTATCAAATTTTAACAACCAATGAAATGCGAAATTCAACATCAAAACCACCATATATATTGTTGTTTTCTAATTCCATGTGCACTATATCTGGTATGATGTGGGTAGGGATTTACACCCTACATGACTCAACTCCGATCGGCTAACTTCCCTGTACGTCTACGGGGCGGGAGTACATTTAAAAGTTAAGCGTTGTCTCGTACCTGTCTACCTATTCCAGCACCACATCATTCCTCTGATCAGCTGATCAACAATAATATTCATCAAAAATAGCAGTAAAAGTGTCAAAAAAATTAAGGCTACACCAAAAATGCCTTAAATCAAAAGATTTCTGCAATTTTCGTATCCGTGAAATTTCTTATTCATCCAGAATATTTTTCATATATGTGCTCAAATGTCTTTGAATCCAAAACAAAAATGTCACCCATGGTATCTTGAACAATATAGTCACCTACCGATACCTTTTCATCCGCAACACTCGCACTCTGCCCCATAATATATAATTCGGGTATATTTATACCATCCCAATAATAATAAAGAACTTTATTTTTGTAAGCTCTCACAGCCCAATCAGGCACATAATATTCCCCATTACTCCCCTTTAAATCCCCATCGTATTGAAAAGCTTTGTGTTCAACCACCATTGTCTTTCTATACTTTGCCATTTCTTCACCTACCATTCCTTTCCATTACCAATATGATATTTTACTTTTTCTTCTGTGTCTGAAATACTGATAGCGGAAATATCTACTCCTAACAAAGACTTTAAAACAGATTCAGCATTATCCACATAACATGTTTGGATATGTCTATTCCCTCTCAGTGAATTTTGTATATCCAAAACGGTTAATGGTTCTGGAATATTTAAACCCAATTCTACCGCTTGCATAATCAAATACTTTTTATCTGCTACAGTCGCTACTACAATTGGAATCCTAGTAGTATCACTACTATGTAGGAGCTGGGTTGTTTTTCCCGTTCTTCGTCCCTTGTAAATAATTTTGATCATTTACTCCTCCATTTCCATTAAGCGATCACAATCAGCACATTTTATATGTTTATCTGGTTTTGCTTTAACAACCAATTCACATTCAGGACAAATATATTTAAAGGTTGATTTATTTATTGGCTTCTTTTCTTTTGGAATACCAGGAACTCTAAAATATTCAAATACCTCGCTGTTAGGTTTAATCTTATCGGAAACATACTTCTTAAACTCTTCAGTAGAATGAGTAAATCCCCAGCCGTACTGTTTACTCTTTTCACAAAATAGTCCTACCTTTTCAGCGGCTTCTTTGAATTTTTTATTGTGAATCTGACCATTACAATCTTTTACGTCATTTACCTTATTCATATAATGAACCATTTCATGTTGAAGGGTATGAACAATCTCTTCAACCGGCCTATTCAGGTTAATGGGATTGATATTGATTTCATATTTAGAAATCTCATCATTATCAATCTCTTTTTGACTCTTCCATACCTTTCCCAAAGTAAAGTGTCCTAAATTATTCGGTCTTTGTTTTTGGATGGTTATCATTGGCGCAGGAAGTTTTCCCTCAAAATAATCAGTGTTCAATATTTCAAAACACCTGTACAACTCATTAATTACATTTCCAATAATATTAATCTTCCTCACCTCCTATTATTTACCGGCAACAGCTTTTTCTTCACGCTCTGCATTTAAAGCATCCCAATAAGCAAACAAATTCGTATACTGCTCTATGTTATCAAAGTGTCGCTGCTTTTTCCGCATGGTATTTCTAGGTGTATTATCTTCAATAATATTTCCTTCATTATCCTTCAATATGTACTTTCCTTCTCTGTAGAATTGCCAGGCTGATTGAAAACCTTTCCCTACACTTTCCCCATTCTTTTTAAGCTTGTTCCTTACTGCATTTCTTTCCAATTTCCTAATTGCACTACTCATACTTTTTTATCCTCTCTTAATTTAAATTGAACTGCTGAATGTGTTTGTACCACCTTAACCTTTTAATATTTTCACTTTTCTTAATGTTTCATCAATAATTTGAATAGGCCAGCCAACCATTCTTCGAATTAGTTTATAAATATAAACCACGTCATATGGGTTGTTTGTTAAATAATTATATTTAGCTTTTTGAGCCGCTGGATACGAAAAATAACAATTTTCATCTTCACATTCTTTAACTAACGATCCAGTATTTCTCAAAATGTAAGAGCTGCCATTATGCCTTACTTTTACTATAAAACTTTTGTGATTAAACATTTTATTCTCCTTTAAAATATTCCTTCTATTCTTTGTTCACTAATTATTTACCACCACTTCCCATTTACACGCCTGTTTCCAGCACTGTTCGCACGTATTATCATTTTCTAAACAATGTTTAAAGTCTTTAAAACCAAAATCTGATGGACAAGAATGATTTTTAAGTACTTTGAAAAAATCCATCTTTTCTTCTTCATTATCAAACAATATTTTCATTTTTTATATCATTCCTCTTTTCCCTAAAATTAAATCACAATGTTTCTGAACTACTAAAATACTCTATGGAGAACCACTCTTTAGAACCGTTATCCTTTTCAATAAATACTAGATCAGGGCCTATTTCTAAAATTTTATATAGATTGTTATGAGTTACTCCAAATTCTTCGCCTTTTGCTTTCGCATAAACATAATCTCCCACCTCTGCATAATCACATTCACTTATGCGAGGATCATCAAACTTATTAAGCAAAACTCTTTTGAACTGTGTTAATTTATCCATAATTTCTCACTTTCTTAAAATAAAAGAGTTATTTCTCCATTGCTTTCCATATAAACGGAAGAAAGCAGAACATCATAATGTCATCGACGGTACGTGATGTTATCTCACCATATATAAGCAGCTCTAACCATTTCCATGTGAGCGACAATAATACATACCAGAAAAATGTATTAGCTATCTGTTCCATATTATATTTTTCTCCTCTAAGAACTTTTAGTTAAATTCATGCCCCATTTTAAAATGGTCGTAAATGTCGAAATACATAATAGTACATAACACCATGTAGGTGCTGATAAATTTATTAAAATCCATAATAATATTGCATATGTAAACATATTTTTCATTCCCCTTTCTTAAACTTTAATACCTTTTGAAAAGAAGTCTCCCATCATCTTTAGGTGGTGAATTGCTGACCTTTAGTAATGAAGGAAATCAGATCTTCTCTTGTATTCTTTAAGTCTCCATCAATGACTAGTTTTAATATTTTATTCAACCACACACCTATGTCTTTTCCTTCTTTTAGTAGTAATATTTTCTTTATGTCATTTCCATTTATAGCTAAATCTTTTAAGGAAAAGCAGGATTCTTCGGACAATATTTCACCAAGCAGTATTTCTATATTTTCAACTTTTTGCAGTCTATCTTTATCGTAATGTTGTTTTTGACCTTTTATATCAGCTCCCCTTACAGACAAAAGCCTCCTAAACTGCTTTTCTCCAATTTTATTTAGCCATCTTTTGATATATTTCTCACCGATTTCAAAGGTGGCATCGTGATAATATACCAACTCAACAACTTCGTTTCGAGTATTATTGTCAAATCTAAGACGTTTCATAATATCATTTGTCATATCAGCACTTACTTTTCCATGACCCTTAAAATGCCTAAGACCATCATCCTCATCTTGAAAACAATGTGGTTTACCGAAATCATGAAAGAAAACTGCTAACCTAACAATCAAATCATCTGATTTACAATGCTCTATTGCCTGAAATGTATGTTCATACACGTCATAGGCATGATGGGGATTATTCTGTTGAAAGCCAATCATATCTTTTAGCTCTGGTATAAATAATGAAAACACTTCGCTATATAAGATAAGCTGGATACAGAATTCTTCAGATTGAGCTATTTTACAGAACTCACTATTAATTCTCTCAATAGATATATTCTCTAAATTCTTATATTGTTGATGGATTTCCCAATCTGTTCCCGGCACAATTGTGAATTCTAATTGAGAAGCTAAACGAATTGCCCTTAAAATTCTTAAGGCATCTTCTCTGAATCGCTCTTTTGCTGAACCAACACATTTAATTTTCTTGTGCCTAATGTCATCCATTCCATTAAATGGATCAATCAAACCTGTTTTAGGATTGTATGCCATAGCGTTAATAGTAAAATCCCTACGTTTCAAATCTTCAATAATACTGTCCGTAAATTTCACTTCATCTGGTCTACGACTATCAGAGTATTCGCCATCTACCCTAAATGTTGTAATTTCATATGGTTCATCATTTATCAATATTGTGACTGTACCATGTTGTAACCCAGTAGGAATGATATTTTCACATGGTAAAGCCTTTCTAATCGCATCTGGCGTGGCAGATGTACAAATATCATAGTCGTGAGGGATTCTGCATAAAGCACTGTCTCTTACGCAACCACCAACCATATATGCTTCATGTCCACATTTCTCAAGTTCCTGAATAATGAAATAAACTGGCGCAGGAATTTCTATATTAAATTTCACAGGTTTGACCTCTTTACATTCTCCACATGTTATAGTTTTGATTATGCAATCCTTTCTCTAATTTAATCTTTCTGTATGTGAATCCTCATATTCCTTCTTATAAAAGCGTTATTTCAACTAGTCTTTAACAGAATATGAATTTAAAGAAATAGGAATTAATCCAGTTTTAGTTAATGCTTCTGTTAACAATATTCCAGTATTTTTCACATCAACATAAATTCGACAATCACTAAAATCACTAAAATATACATATTTTTCTTTTAAATACTGGGCAGTCTTATAAAGATCATTTGTTAAACGTCTGTTTTTTTCTCCATTGAAATATTCTGTTAATTCATATTTATACTCTGTATAGATGCCAGCATAATTACCATTACCTTTCATATCTTTCGTTTTATCCACTAATTCTAGATATATATCCATTGTTTTCCCTTTCACTTAAAACATTTTTTCATCATCTACTTAATGAATATTAGCCACCGTGTTTTTCCCCTCTGATCACCCAGAAGTGGCTTTCTGTCAAAAGCTTTCAAAACTGAGGATAATTTTATTTGATCTTCATTCCACTTGAAGACCAACAATCCGTCCGGTTCTAGTACTCTCATGCATTCGTCGAATCCTTGTTTTATGTATATCGCCCAGTCCTTGGGTAGTACGCCGTACTTCTGAGACAACCACGAGCCGGTACCGGCATTGATTAAGTGTGGCGGGTCAAATACTACGACTTTAAAGGAATTATCCGGATATGGCATGTCTCTGAAATCCATTCGTACATCCGGTTTGACCAGCAGTGTTCTGCCGTCACAAAGCGTTGTTTCTACCTCACGGTTATCTGCGTAAATCACGTCTGGGTGCTGCCGATCAAAATAAAACATTCGGCTGCCGCAACATGCGTCTAATATCCGTTTCATGATTCACCTGCTTTCTTCTCTTTGATCAACCCACAATCCCCTTAAAATATGTTTGATCACTTCAATTGTCCACCCATCCCCGCACATGTTGTATACATGGCTGTCGGCTATATTCATCTTGTACCATTCTGGTATTGTCTGTAATTTCCGATATTCATTTGGTGTAATTTTTCGACACCTGCCGTTGTCAAATACTTTCTTCTGTGTGTTACCACCGCGACAAGAAGTTAATGTGGGTGCTTTATATTCCTTGTTATTAACCCTTTTTAGGATATCGTGCCCGTTAATATGTAATGTCGCACATACCTTCTTATCGTCCCCGTGATAATCAAAGTCTTGGGAGTAATAGAATTTCTCATCAACAACCGCATCCATAATATCACCCAAGATTGTGACGTTTTTTGATGGCAATGGATATATATGTATGTTTGTCCAATAGTTTCTAATTCTGTCCTGTGCAGAAAACAGATTACTGTTTATAATCACTGGCTTTACTCCAAGTGCGCTGCTAACCGAATCAATATCTTTTTTATTATTGCTATCAACGTTTTCCACAAGGAATTTAACTGCGGGATTATTATATTTTTTTATCCATTGCAAAATATCATTGCACGGATAGAATAACCATGATACTCCTTTTAACCCGTTGTTGTAGTCCTCTCTTCCGGCAGTTGCTTTGCTTAATGACCTACACGGGAAACCAAACATCACTAAATCTATCCTTGGCAACCCCTGTAATATCTCTTTTGTGATCTTTGTCACGTCTCCTAATTGTTTAGTGTCCGGAAAATTATCCATTGTGACTTTAATTGCATTTTTATCGATTTCACTCGCAAAGTAATTATTTATTTCAATTCCTAACTCTTTTAAGGCAATCTGTCCGCAGGACATTCCGTCGCAAAGGCTCAATACATTTATTCCTTTTTTCATTTTCTTTCAGAAGTAAAGAGTACTCTTTTTTGCTGGCCAGCAAACCTCTTTTCTCCTTCTCTTCGTTTATTTTTTTCCTACGAATGTGTTGTTCTAACTAAATACACATTCATTAAATTTCCTCTTAGTTACCCCTTTAAAAGAAAAACCACGGTAACTAAAGATGCATATATAAAAGGAATTAAATTTCTTGTAGACCTTGTGGTATTAATCATCAAATTCAATACATTCACCAATGTTTCACCTACAAACTGATCAATAACTACTCCTCCTAGCCATGCAAATAAAAATACTAACGCTGGTAAAAATGCCGGAAGCCAAATCTTAGTAATTATTAATGTTATAAATACAATTATCTTATTATTAGAACTTTTAAGTTGTCTCATTTTTCACTCTCCTTTAAAACCGGTCTTCTATTCTTTATTTTTCCTTTTGTTGATCTTTAATGAAAGATTCACTTGTCTGTATGTACCAACCACAATCATTAGAATTTGAAGCTTCAACACATAAAACTTTACATTTTTCTTTGTCACTACAATCGCGACAGCATTCTACACGATTACACTCACAATCACAATTATTAAATCCGCATAATCCCATTATTTCACCTCTTTTTTCACTTTGTAAAACAGAACTTGTGTCTGGGAAACAATAAGTTTTTACAATGTAATCCTTGAAAGCTTTATCAGCTTCTTTAGTAACTGTCACATACCAATTTTCTAACGCAGTGAGGTTATTAAAATCATCATGATAGTATTCATGACTTTTAAGAAAAAGTGGATCAGAATAAATGTTTAGTGGATTCTCCTGACAAGCTATCCCTATTCTATAAGTAGTAGTTTTTGAACCAAACGAAAAGCTTCTTATATGTAAATTATAGTCTCCCAACCTTGTTTCAAATTCACGCTTGTATTTCTCATTCCATTCCCTAAATGTCGGAAATTCAAATCCTTTTACATTCATTAATTCACCTCCTGAATCCCAATTTTGATAAGATGTTATGCCAAATGTACATCATTTCTATTTGCAATCTTTGATACCATTTTAGTTGAAAACTCTCCATCATAAATCTGTCTATTGCACTTCGACTTCTTTTACACTCTTCACTTGGCATTACTTCAATTTTAGATCCATTTCTAAATGTAATATACATTTATTAATTTTTACCTTTCATTTTATTCAGGCGAGAATACCCGTGACTTCAGTCATGGGATGAATCGCCTGTCTCCTCTCTGTTAAATATGATTTTCTTTTTTCCAATAAAGTCAACTCTTTTACTTGGGCTGATTTGTGTATAGCAGCACCATCAAGAGTTTTTAATACAAAATAACCAGTTTGTCGTCTTGCTGTAATAAAACATTCAATCCCATTATATTTAACCTTGTCAAACAATCTAAAATCTTTCACGATATATGGAGCCTGATTTAATTTCTTTTTACCACTTTTAAGAATATTTGCTTTATGAATCTGTCTATTATGACATCTCACTTTCTTCTGATAGTAGTAAATATTACTGTGTATTGCTTTCAGATTCCCAGCAATGCAATATGCATCCATGTAGTGTGTTTTGGAAAGATGGTTCACTATCCTTACATTTTTGGTAATATAACCATAAGTCATGTTGACATTGGGGTATAATTCTTTCAGTTTGCTATAAAAAGCCCAACGCATGATTCCCATAAAAGCAGCGTCTTTGAATGAGGTTCCGCGTTTCAGTTTGAGTTCAAATTTACCCTTATGAAAATTATCATGGCAGGTTTCGCATAGTGTAATTAAATTATTCGGAGCGTTACCACCAGTTTTTCTTGACTCTATGTGATGGACATTAAGGATTTTATCTTTTAATTTACCTTTACAATTCTGACACTTATGTCCGTCACGAAATAGTACATACTCCCTTACATTCCAAAAATCAAGCTGTTCTCCATGCTGGTAATCTACTCCGCTTATTTCAGGATTCTTTATTTTCTGAATATCGAAGCTTGCGGTTTCTACAATGATTTTTGTAATAGGTAATATTTTATGTAGATTTTCTATCACTTTTAAATGACTGGATATTTTGTGTTGTATAGAGGGTGCAAACCAGCCTTTGTTTTTTGATTTTACCCTATTCAGAAATCGGGGTTTTCTATATCTTAATCCGCTTCTTCTTGTTCTTCTATTTTGTCTTCGTGTAGATAGTAAATCTACGATATCATTTCTTAATTGAACTTCTCCGGCATATAACTCTTGATTCATAGTAGAAGCTGATACACCAATTATTTTAGAACCAGCATCCACACCTAACACAATTTCCTGTTTTGTTTCTCCTGTAGCTATTAAAAGTCGTATAGTAAATGGCGTTCTCTTTATCACCTCTGCTTTGTTTTCTTTTAACAGTTTTCTCGCTCTCGCAGGTGTTGTTGGCATCAACGGTTCATTTCTTTGATTCAATACGTATACTCGCAAGTTACGTTCTCCTTTCAGAGTAATTTACCTTAGACAATGTTGTAAAAGCTTGTTATACATAACACACCGTTCCTACTCAACAGAACTTTTAATATTATGTGATAGAGCCACAGACTAGGTAAAATATCCATGAGTATCATGACTTAAACAACGTAGTTATTTGAAACTTAGTCTAATCAATGTCAAGCTTTTATGTGCTACACGCTCGTAACTTTTAGTTATGAGTCATTGACAAGCATCTCTTGTATAAATTATTCCATTTACATTTGGTTCTTCACAATACAAAGGCATTTCGAATCTAACTTTAACCATTTTTTACTCCTTTCCATGAATTTCCTCACCTTATGGTAATTGCAATGAAACAACAGTTTTAACATGTTCTTTTCGTATGCAATTGATTATGACCACACATGTACCCATGTTGGAAAAATGAATGCATATAAACACCAAGGCGATTTTGTGATACAGGCTGTTGTTAAAATCACAACACTTGTAATTATCCATGTGAAATACTTTTCTGCTCTCATTTATCTCGATAAACCTCCACTAATCTAATTAATCTGTCAACTGCATCTCTCTCATTGCCCGTACATAAGCTTCCTTCTGAATTTTGATCTGATGCTCGTCTGCTTTCTGCTTACGCTTTTCTTTCTGTGCAATCTTCTTTGCTTTACGTTCTTTGATTTTTTCTTTTAATACAGCATCAGCAGCTTCTTTTTTTAGTTTCTCATCATAAACTTTAAAGGCATCTTTAATTGCCTTATGATATGCTTTGTGGCCGCCAGACGCATGCTTTGCAATACAAATTGAAATTGCGGACTCAAGACTGAATATATCTGGTACTTGACAAACAACTTTCTCTTTTAAGCCATCTGCAAATTTCACTTCTACCACTTTACCCGGAACGATGATTCTTACATCTGTGATTTTCATTTTGTCTTGCGATGCATTTTTTACAGCTTTATAAGATGGTTCAGATACTGTCAATGGTTTGAATACCATAGCTCCGGAAAGATAATTTAATCCAGTCGTAGCAGTTGACTGTTCATAATATGCACCATCTGGTCGTAGAGAAGTTCCACCGTTTATTGTAGTAGATGAAACTGTAGTAGATGTACCGTCATTAAAATAAGTAGTCATAAATAAATTCCTCCATTTTTTTTATTTTGTTTGTAAAATCATTTATTACAGTTAATATTTACCCTTTTGTTATTGAAAAGCTTCCAATCTTTTTACTTAACTGATAATCTATCAGCAATTCGGCTATGCTATCTTCTACTTCACTTTTAATATTTTCCTTGTGTTGATCTTCTACATCGAATCCAACCATAATTTTGATTTTTTTCAAGTAAACCTCCTTTTATTTTGTTTTTCTCTTTCATCCATCATCTTGAAAAATATCCTATACATCCTTGTGTAGTCATAACTCTCCCCAAAAATATTATTTACTGCAGCATATAATTTTGGTTCATATTTCCGAATTACTTCTAATTCAAACTCAAAATCTCTTCCAAATGGACAACCTGCACAGCCTGTTCTTTTTAGTCCATATTCGGAATAACACCTGCTATAAATAACATTATAATGTTGCCTATAAATTTCTTTTGTTTCATTCAAATACCACCACAAAGGCATGTAAAAATCGCATCCATTATCATTTTCAGAAAAGCAACTCTTATAAGCCGTACTTCTTGCTCCACCCTCAGATTTTCGCATGCCATTTATACTTAGATCATATTCACCTTCAGATGTCACCTTATGTAATACATCTTTTTTAGCTCCATTACAGCATTTATTAGATATTGGGAAGCTTGGAGGGTTATTAACCATATATTCTTTAAGCCATTTATTATTTGATATGTTAAATCTACTGTCTTCCCCTTTTTCATTGCACCACCACTGTAATGCCGCTTTACATTTAGGATATTCTTTATATAATTCATCGAAAGGTCTGTCTTCCCACGAGAAGTTATGTCTTTGTAAACGCTCTATCCATTCACTTACTTGCTTAGATAAGAAAGGCTGCCCGTACTGTTTACAAGATGCAGGAATCACCTTTATAGCTTTTTCAGTTTTGATAATAATTTCGTACTTCTGCTCTAAGTATTCCAAATGATCTTTTGTTGCTTGATACTCTAATCCAGTATCAAACCAGATATAATCAATTTTTTTATCTTTGTCACATTTAGTACAGATATCAACAACAATGTCACTATCTGCACCGCCGGATACAGAACACATAATTCTTTCATATTTTGGACTATTTATCTTTGCCCATGCTCTTACCAGATTATCACCGATAATCTCATTTACCGGACATTCCTCTAATATGTCCATTAATGTTGCTTTTGATTTATTATTTTCAACCACCATGTACTTTCCTCACGTATTTGTTATTACGTTTACGTGAGGTAAAGCCATACTTAAGCGAGTGTCTTTTTACGCTACTATCACATGACTTTTTCGACTATTCAAATTCAACGTTCCAATAAAATAATCTCGTAGCAACCTTTATTTTCTAAAGGTATTAAATACACATGGTGAAAAGTTAACCAATTGGTAGTACAGCGTCACAAATATGTACAGTATCAAGGATAGTTAAATTACTGATGCCCTTTTCTTTGAAATTTTCTTTTATAAAAATATCTGCCCAGAAATCAGCATAATCTTCATCTGGATCATACAAAGAGTCCATAACCATGTATTTATCTTGTTCCTTATATTCTCCACCTTTTGTATAAAAGCTAATTGTCACTTTATATACCGGCAGCTCTATTCTTGATTTAATAAAGTTCAGTGGATGGACGTTCTTCAATTTATCTTTTAAAATATCATCAAACATTTCAAAGACATCTATATCCGTCCTACAACTAACTTCCTCAAAAAACTTGCTTGGATGCACTACTTTTCACCACCTTTCTTTTTTTATTTTTTGCTGATCAAACAGTTCTTCTATGAGAAGCTTACTTCCGGCACCTCTTCTGGTGTTACACTTTCACTTTCATCGGTTGTGTTGATATGTAGTTTGCATGACGATCTCTTCAATTTTAGTATTAATACTTCAAAGGCTCCCATATATTGAAGAGAGTTGATATTCAACTCCTGATTATAATAATCAATATCCCAATTATTTTGCTCCTGGGATTTCCATTTACTAATTGGAATAGAGTAATTCATTTTTTCATCTTGGTCACATTTGAAAATCACATTTGCTTTCTCCAAACTTGACCAATTACGAGTTCTATCAAATTCTACAGTAACAGAGCAATCAATAGGTTTATATTCTGGTTCTCCATCATCTGTACAAACCTCTAGTTCGTCAGTGTTTACATTATCTTTCACATAATCACACCATATCTCAAAAAGTTTTGATACCGAAATTTCTTTTGTATTATCCTCAATCATTAATTCCTTGAAATTATCAAGCAACCTTTGATTTTCTGACAAGCTTGTCTTGTTGACAATTTCAGTAAGAATTGTGTCCAGTTTAACAAGGTGATCTGAAAAGTCATGTCTTTCGATAGCTGGGATCATGACACTTGAAACTTTTTCTTTGATTACTTTGCCAACATCACCGTAACTCCGGAATAAATCATCCATTGCCTCATTGATGCCTTTTTCAAATTTGGCCGCAATGATATTCTCGATTGTTCCGTCTGTTAGTTTCTGTTGAATTACTCCACTAATGCTTTCTTCTAAATTCATTTATTTTGATGTTCTCCTTTTATTGTTTTTTAATATCCACTATCTTTGATACATAAAGCTATTGTAATCACAGTTAATGCGACACCAACAACTATACCTAATATAAAACAACCAAGCATAATGTCACTTCCTTTCCTTTGAAACCAATCTTCTATTGCTTATTTTACAAATTCTTTTCTCAATCTTTCAGTTATGTAAATTTGACCTTTTCCAGTCACATATGTAGTGGTAAATGTTTTTGTGCCGTAAGGAGTTTCACTAACTGATTCTTTCACTTTAAAATAGCTACCGTCTACATATCTTTGATATGGTATATTATTACTCATAAGGATTTCCTTACTTCTCAGCCATGCGAACAATTTGTTTCTTCCTATATCAATATGCTCATCCTTGAGCAACTTTGCCATTCTTCCCATATCAATAAGACTGCTGGTATTTGATACTTGATTTGCAAAATCCACCAAAGGTTTCTGTTCATCCAACTGCTTATCCTTAAGTGCAATGATTTCATCTTTTTTCTTCAAGGTTTCAGTTGCAATAATGAAAGCTCTTGCTAAAAATTCCTCATTTGTTTCATCTTCGTTCACAGGAATATAACCGCCTGTTCTTCTTATTTGAGGTAATACTTCATCAAATACCCATGATTCAAATTCTTCTGCGCTTTCCAGCTTACTGTGGGTAATTAACCTATACATATCCCCTTCCGTGATCAAAGCAATTGTTTGTCCACCTTCTTTAAAGCTGTCGTGTTTCACGACACCTTTACAATGCCTTGAAATTGCATCTCTTGGGTTACTATAGCCCAATGAGTTTGCTATATCTTTTCCAACAAAATACAGTTTATTATTTATCTTTACAACTCGTACTTGCCCAAACTTTTCATTCTTAAAAATCTCTATTTTCTCTATATCTCATCATCCTTTCTTTAATCAGTTGTTCCAATGTCAGAACACCCCCTTATTCACAATTCAGTTTTTTGGGATTATTTTGATGCATACCATTTTGTGTGCGTGTCCGACTGTCAGATCAGAACACATTGTCTCATTGATTATGATTTATACCATCCAAATTCTGCAAAACCACCACACCACATACCACCAGATTCCTTGAACCACAATTTGCTTATACTGTCTTTTCTATCCATCAGTCTACACAGTAGTTTGATAAAAGACTTGTATTCCCGTTTACCTATAGGAAAGTAAACTATTATACTGCAATCTCTGGTTTTGTTAAAAAATTTTGTAGGATCGATGCCGACTCTCACTTTATCTCTGAAAAAATCCATACCTATTGCAATCCCATTATTTTTCAGTGTAGAGATAGAAGTTCCATATTTTTTACAATCGTCACCAAGATTCCAAGACAAATCTTCTTCTGAAGCATTATTGAAAAATCCGTTCCTGTAAATAAAATCAATGAATTCTTTGTATTCAGTATTGTCTAAATCATTAGCAATTTTGTCTTTTAGCTGTTTTAGTCTTGCAATCTTTTCTTCTGTCAATTTAATCACCATCCATGTATTACATTCTGCTGATACTTAATTTCCTTATTATTCAAATACTTATGCCGACCATGTATTTTTCTATTTCAGATTCATAATATTCTAAAGTTGTACTATGAGATCTAACATACACTTCATATTTGAAACTGTTATCACGATTACTGATCCGGCTCCTAACTATCACCCCAATCATTTTTTCATCGACTATAACAATATCTCCAAAACAAAACTTCATTTCTTTATCATCCATTTTTTCACCATCCCAAAGTATATTTTTTACGAAAATCCATGATAGCATTTCCAATCTTACGTGTTAGAAATGAGTAGCTAAATGACTGAACTCTATGTAAAATATTATCTACAAATTGCTGTACCCTGTATTTTTTACAGGTATCACCGTATGACAGACACCTGATACGGTTAGCACAGCCAAAACACATGTAACTTTTCATTCTGTATCTCCCTCCGTTAAAAGTGGAATTTTATCTTGTTATTAATAGAGCCAGTTATCCTCTCTCACTTTAAATGCATCACCACATTGAATGATGCCAGGATAATTTTTCATTGCAACTTGAATCGCATATTTGTCAATTTCATATGCCTT